AGAGTTCGTTCTTTAAACAAGAAGAAGATCGAATTAAACGTGAACAAGAAACCGCAGAATCACAAAGACGCAGACAACTTAGACAAAGACCGACTGGAATGTCTGTCTTTACTAGAGCGAGGAGATAATGGCAGACGGATTTACATTACGAGATTTTAACAAAATGTCTGAAGAAGAAGTTGAGGAAGTCACAAAAGGTTTGCCGGGCTTTGAAAACATGCTTAGTAATTTAAAAAAGAAAGATGAAGGAGAAAAACCAACAGGCAGTTTTTTTACTCAAGCATACGGTACGCTTCCTTCTAAAATAGAAGGCGTAAAAAATCCTTATGCAGGAACAACAATATTTGATCCTAAAGCAAAACCTTTAGAAGAAAACGATCCAAGAAAATATTATCAATATGACCCACGGGCAGATTCTTTGCCTGGTCCACAAACACAAAGCGCTCTTGATGCAATTTCTGGAACTAGCCAATTGTTTGCTAACACAATATTTGGTGCGGCAGGATTTCTTGCCGACAGCCCTGCAGCGCCATTACTGCCAACAAAAATTTTAGGATTTTTAGGTGATAAAGCAGACCCAGATACTCAACAAATATTAAAAGACCTTGTTGCAAAAGATTCTACAGTTCCAATTTATAAAGGACAAGGCGATTCAATAATTCCGTGGAAAGGAATTTCTGACCGTTTAAAAAACGCAACAATTCAAGCAAACGAAATAACAAAACAAGGTAGCTTAAAAAGCCAAATCGCAAAAGAATTTATAAATCCTATAAATTACACACCTCTAGGATTTGGTAGTTTTGGTAAAGCAGGATTTAGTGTATTAGCTGCTGCACCAAAACTTGTAGACAATCCTGCTGTTTTTAAATCGTTAATTATGAAAATACCAGATGTTGTTGCAAGTAACAAAGATGCCGCACCACTTTTTCAGCAAACACGATTAGAACTTTTAGAAGCAACTTTAAATAAACCTATGAATATTGAAGGTATTCCTGAAGGAGCATTGTTTGAAAATGATTTTAGATTGTGGCTAAACATGTCGAATGACGAAATAATAGACACAACTAAAATGTTTGACGAAATGGGTGGGGCTAAGGACCCAAGCGTTACTTTCAATATGACGGCATTTGACGGAATGTTACAAAGACTTGTTGATTTAGGACTAGTACAAAAAACAGGAAAATATACTTACAAAAAAAGGGTAACTTCAGGTTCTTTTGAAGCACTCGAAATATTAAAGAATTACGGTAAGAACTTAACAGTATCAGGTGGTTCAGGAACAGATGCTTTTGTTTTTGATGTTCGCAATTTTGACGATATTATTAGGGATATTGTTTCTATAGAAAATCCTAAATTAGCTCAGATAGCACAGAATATCCCTATCAACCCTTCTGTTGGAGCTACTACAAAAGTAGAAAAAGCTGTAATTGCATATCTAAGACAGGAAAGCAGTATTGATGAACTTATAGAAGTTACGTTACAAGCAGGTCTTGATTCTCACGCTAGTTATAAAAAACTTTTCAACAGAATACCGGTTGGTATTGGCCGAATGCCATTTAACATTGACGAAGATGGAGTTGTTGAAGGAACAGGAACTGTATGGAACGATGTGTTTAGCGACCCCGATGCTTTTGCGGATAATTTAACAGACGAAGCTAAAGCTTACATAAATGATTATAAATCTATTACTGAACAAATAGAAAATCTTCGTGTTAGTCATGGATTAGAACCTCTTTCAAAAGATCGTAATGGCCTGTATTACATACCAAGACAAGTTGATGATATAGACAATATACCTGTTTTGAAAAATTCAAATTCGCACCAGGCAAGAACTTATGAACTCGCAACAGAAGGAATGTTTGGTCATTATGATGAAGCGACTGGAACTTATGTAGATCAAATTTCTTATTTAGCTGACCCAAGACAAACTTTAAAAATTCATTTAAAAGCTGCTTACAGAGAAATATTAGATGAACAACTGTCTAGGTATCTTGTTGATAATAATGTTGGAATTGATATTACTGACGTGTTAAAAGAAGTCGCACCAAACGTAGCTGCCCGTTTTGACAAAGCTGCAAAAAAAGTAAGTGCTACTAAAAAAAGATTAGCATCGTTAAGAGCAAAACTTCCTTTAGATCCATTTGAAGTAGATCCTTCATTAATGAAACCTTCTAAATTAGATTGGAATCAAAGAAAATTAAAAGGCAGACAAGCTTTGATTGATGAAATTGAAGCTACTGTAAAAGAATTAGGAAAAGATGAAGCAGAGTTTAAACGTGCCAAAACAATTAGAAGTAAAGAATTAAATAAAATCAGACAAAAAGCAGTCGAAACAGGAAACTTGTTTGGCGAAGCACCTGACAATATTAGTGTCAAAGTTTGGCGAGACAAAATGTTTAAACAAGAAGACTGGGATGAACTAAAATCACTCTTAGAAAAAAGTTATGGCGAACCTACTTATTTTGGACTTAAAACAATTGGAAGAATTGGAAACGCAATAAGATTTTTATCTTCCGGGTTTGACTTAGGCGCACCATTTATACACGGCTTACCTATTTTGTTTAGACATCCAAATGTATGGAGAGAAGCAACTGCAGCACATTTTTCGGCATTTTTAGATCCGTCAGTACAAAGTCGTATGATTCGAGACAATTTAAAAAGCTATCAAGAAATGGCACGTTACGGAATACCAGTTGGAGAAGTTGAAGTTTATAACGCTATAAAAAGAGGTGGTGGATTAAGCCCGCAGGATTTAAAAAAGATTTTACCAACTGCCGAAGACTCAAGATTTTTGCAAGATACTATTTTAGGTAAAGGCATTAGCAAAACTGCTAAAGGAGTTGGTTTTGCTACAGGCCAATTTACCGGTAGATTCCAAGCATCTTATTCTTCATTTCTTGCATCAAGCAGAATGTTAATGTGGAAAGGCATGAGGGACAATTGGATAAACTCTGGTAACCCAGACAGCACATTACCTGAACTTGCAGCACATATTAGAAATATGACAGGCGGACTTGATTCAAAAGCACTTGGTGTATCAGCAAATGTCCGTGCTGTAGAATCAATGTGGCTTGCCTTCTCACCTAGACTTTTAAGGTCAACATTTGCATTAACATACGATGCTTTAAGTTTTGTCGCACTTGAAAGTAAAGCTGCATTAACAGGAGTACCAGGTGGAGTTGCTCCAAAAGCAGTTGCATCTGCAAGACAAAAAGCTGCGTTCCAAGCGTTAGCAACTTACACAGCAGGCGCAACCGGTCTTTATATTGGTGCAGAAATAAGTTTAGGACTTGCTAAAGGTCATTCAGAGGAACGAATAAGAAAAGATATATTTGAAGGATTAAACCCATTAAACGGTAGTAAGTTTTTGAGCGTTGAAATTGGCGGACAAAACATTGGAATTGGCGGACAGATAAGAGCCATCATGCAAGTCATGGGAGCTGTTGGTTCGACTTTTACACCTAAAGGAAAAGACTTTAAAGATTTGTATTCAGATGATTTGTATGAAAACCCTATCTTGCAATATCTTTCATACAGAGGAGCTGTCGGAGTAAACGCATTCCGAACGGTACTCGAAGGTACAACAGGTGTTGATGCGCAGCCGTTTGATAAAGTTGATGGGATTCCAGATATAGGTTGGCACTTATTTGAAAACTCTCTTCCATTTGCACTTCAAGGACTTATGGAAGGAGATAACGCTTGGGGTGTAGCAGTCGGAATGCTTGGACTTAGAACAAGCCCACAGAGCGGTCATAAAGAAATGATTGAAAGGTATAAAAATTACTGGACTTCGCTCTCTATTGAAGAACGTGAAAAATACGGTATGCCACAGTTGCCTACCAAGAAAAGTGATATGAGTATGTTGTTTATGCAAGCTGCAGAGGAAGCTGATCCTTTAATTGCAGAAGCAGAAGAGCGTGCTTTAGAAATGGGATTAGAAGCAGGAACTGAATTTGCAACGTACACAGACACTCGTAATAAATCTGTTGAAACACGAGATACAGAAATTCAAAAAGTCTTTGACGAAGAAGGTTTTGGAGAAGATTTTAGATTAGCAAACTCATTTCAAAACGAAGAACATGCAAGACGTATTGAACAAAACAATATAGACCATGAAGAATTGTTATCTAAGTTTGATGAAGACAACCCCAATCAACATCCGTTTAATGTAGCACTTGATGGATATTATGAAATTCTGTACGCAGAGGGACTTGAAAAACCAGGCACAGGTGAATTTGATTTTGAAGAATACGACAAAAGAATTTTACAAATACAAGAAGATCCTGCAATAAATCCTTTTATAGATCAAATTGAAACTTATATGTTAAATAACAAATCTCCTAGAGTACAAGAACTTGAGCGTGACAGAGATAAGTTACGAGCATATTGGGAAGTAACAGACGAAGTTGTAGAACAATTTGATTTTATTGAAAAGTTTAAATTTTATAATTCACAAGATTCTATTATGAAAGGAAAAATGCAAAGAGGGTCTGTAGAAGGTAAAAATTGGACTATAGCAGATTCAAGAAAACTAAAAAGAATTCAAGATAGAATTTCAAGAGATAGAGAACTAATGAAAAGACGTAATCCTGTTATAGAAGCATTACTTTGGAAACATGGTTACAGCACTACGGCTGTCAAAAATATGCAAAATCCTAGAGTCAAATCTTGGATTTTACAATTGAATCGAGAATCAGGAAACAACCCAAGAACAGAAGATATAGAAAGATTCGTACAAGAATATGAAGCAGCAAATCCTTAATTTTAGGTAAGGATACCCAATAATTTTGAAGAAATTAAAAAAATTGCTAAAATCAACCTATTAATGATAAATAAACTAACTAGCAATAGAGGTAGGTTTATATGACATTACAAAACGAAACGGCGGGCTTTTCCGATAATGGCACAGCTAACGGCACAGCTAATGGGACAACCCCGCCAGTAGAAGCAGAAGTAGAAGGAACTGGAACTCTTGAGCAACAGACTCCCGTAGCTGATGGCCTTGCAACCACATCTCCGGAAGACTCAAATGCACAACAGCCCACTATTGAAACTCTGCAAGCGCAACTGAAGAAACTTGAAAATGATAACAAGGCTCTTCAGGGACGGCTACGAAGTCAACAAAAAGAGAATCCTCAATTTGACGAACTCTCTGACAATATGGCGACATTAGTAGATACAGTCCAAGCGTTAATACGCCACCAAAGCACGCAGGATCAAGAAGCATATATGGAAGACTTACAAAAGGTTGAAGCAAACGCTGCAACCCGGAAAGCTACCAATAACTTCACGAGAACTGCAAATAGCTTTATTGCCGAAATAGAAGAAATAGTTACAGAAAGCGGTCTTGATTTAATGACTGCACCTGAACTAGCAGCTTTTCGGGAATTATGGAGTCCTGCATATGAAAAGCAGGATTTGGCGGGTATCTATCTGGCTCATGCTGAATTCAATAAAGCTATGAGAAAGGTAGAAAGAGACCGTAGGTTGGCTGAAAAAGATCAGCTAACTAAAGCCGCCGAAGATCGGGTTAGAAAGTTTGCAGAGGAAAACGGACTAAATGCTTTGGATTTAGATTCAACGTCATCAGCTCCGTCAACCGCAAGTGCAAACAATCTACTAACCAGAATGGGCGACTCTAATACCTCGGTTTCCAGAGAAGAAATAGCACAAGCGGCTGAAGTGCTTAGAAAGCAGGGAATCCGCATATAGATTAAATTAGGAGTTTAATTATGGCATCAGGGAATACAACCACAGATGCTCTCGCTGATTCGATTCCTACAATGATAGCTTCTGCTCGAATTGTAAGAGAATTTGCGGGCGTAATGCCTAACCTAGTAGATAGGCAAAGACTTGACGAAAATACCGGTACTGTCTGGAACGAAGTTTCAATGGCGAAACTTAGCGCACAGGCTGTATCAGAAAACACAGAACTAGATAACCCACAGCAAATGGAAGACACTTTGTTCTCCATTACACCTACAGTTGTCGGAGTTCACACAGTTATAACAGACCGTGTTGCAATGAGAATAAGCTCCAATGCTTACGCTCAGACAGGGTCATTGGCACAAAACGCTATTGAGCGAAAGAAAGACCAGGATGGTCTTACCGCAATAGATGGTGCAACTACAGCATTAGGTGCTGCAGGAAACGCCCTTGATTCCGGTGAGATCGCAGCTGCTGCATATCGAATTACATCGAATACAACAGAGCCTGCTCCTGCCAATGTTCCAATACACGCAGTTCACCATGGATTCTGCTTAAAAGACATTGATGACGAACTAATAGCATCAGGTCTAGACGCAAGTACAAGTGGTGCGCCATTAACAGATGGAATATCTGTTGAAGCCTACCAGAACCGCTACAGAGGAACTATCGCAGGCGCAAGACTCTATGAAGATGGAAACATAACCATTGACGGTGATGATGACGCTAAAGGCGGAGTTTTCTCACAGGCAGCTCTAGTACTTGTAGAAGGTCGATCACCATACATCGAGACCAAGCGAATGCCTGAACTCGGTGGCGGTGCTACAGCAATGTATCACTATGATGAATTCGCATATGGTGAAAGGTCTGCAGGTAACTGGCTATATGAAGTTATAGCAGATGCTACAGCCCCAACGAGTTAATGAATGCTAGAAGGAAAGCGTGGTCTGAAAAGCATGGCCCCATTCCTAAAGGTTGGGTTGTACACAACATGAATGGAGATATGGCAGATAACAGGATTGAAAATCTTGCTGCCGTACCTCGTAAAACAGGAAATATATCAGAAGTAGTCGCTCCCTACAGGAAGCGTATAAGGCAATTGGAGCTAGAGCTTCAGAAGGA